AATGCTCTTAAGCTTTCCATTATCAAAGAGTGCATCAAATTCAATGCTCCAGGTATTATTGTCCTTATCTTCCTTATAATGATAAAAGTTAATGACACCATGATGAGATATTTTTTCAGTCTTTCGACTTGATTCAACAAACTTATAAGGCCATACCCATCTCTTCTTCTTTCGAGCCTTCTTTTCTTCAGCTTCAGTCATTGTCCTAACCATCTCACCTTCAACCTTATCCCAATAAAGACCAGTACCCTTAATAGTATAAGTGGTCATGGTATTATCCAGATCCTTGGTCTGAAAGTCTTCTAAAGTCCAATCAGTATCAGGAAATGCTTTCTTAATTTCCTTAGTAATTGGAAGCTTGCGTTTTACATAGAGCGTATCAAATAATCCCATTTCTATATATTACAGGCTTTATAGATAAAGGCAATATAAATTTAAATGTTTTTAAGAGCTCGAACTTCAGTCTTAAGTTCCTTGATAGCCTGTATCAATAATGGTATAACTTTCTCATACCGCACTGCTTTGTATCCATCTTCACGTGTTGTAACAGCCTCAGGTAAAATATTTTCAACCTCTTGTGCAAGCACCCCAACATCATGTCCGGTGTAGGTGGATTGAAGCTCGGTATTCCAGTCGTATTCAACACCATTAATTAAATCAATCTTATCTAAAGCTGAGGGAATAGGTTGTATATTGTTTTTAAGTCTTTCGTCGGAAGAACTAAAAGCTATAATATCAGATGATGATGTAATAGCATCACTAGCATATATCTTACCCGCGACTGCTAGTTTAGCTGTCGCAGAGGGCGACACACCAATACCTACATGACCGTCAACACTACTAATATGCATATCGGTTCTCACACCATTATATGTCTGAAATTTTATACCACCATCAGCCCCCTCGTTATTTCTAATTGCTATGTTGTTATTACCATCGTTGTAAATTCCCTGAGCCGCTCCATTACCAATTTGCGTATTTCCACTAAATTCACCTAACCCCGCCACCGTAAGGTCACCTCTATATGTCATTTTATCATATTTTACCCTCAACCAGTCCATCCACTGTGATGTAATATCAGGTATATTACCTACAACAAACGCATCACTTGCATCCCCCTCGATGTTATTACCAATTTGCGTACGTAGCTCTGAGACGTCAGCAGAGGTATTGTATCTATAAAGAGCTAGAATATCGGAATTATTTGTTGAATTAAACAACAATTTATTACCAGCTGTTTTTGTTGTATTAATATTTGGATCACCAATATTAACGTCACCGCGTACGTCTAATTTAGAAACCGGAGATGGTGTGCCTACGCCTGTATTGCCAAGAATAATTAAATTACCAGACGCACTCATACTACCTTTAACAGTAATTTTTGTATCGCTTCCTGCCGGAGGCGTTATACCGATACCTAGACTACCATAGTTATCAACAATAAAAGGTGTGGTATTACGAACCACATCTTCAATTCTCAACGCAGCACCTAAGCCAGACTGCTTAAGACGTAGAGCGGGTACTGCACTTGCAATATCTGTATCAATATAACCTGTAATCTGACGCTCACCTGTTAATGGTAGGTAGTTGGAATAAACATATTTATAAATATCGTCAGATGTATTGTTTGTTAGTGTATCAACATATAGCTTATTTGGTGCATCGTAAGCGTGTATAGGAGCAGTTGGTATACGTACAAAGGATGTTGTACTGAGAGCGCCTGTTATTGTAGCTTTTCCGCTGAGAGGCACAAAATTGTTTCCAATATATACACGCGTGTATAGTTGATCAGCGTTAGATGTTGCGTTGACTAAAGTATCAACATATAATTTATTAGTAGCGTGTACATCAACCGTAGGTAAGTTATACGCTACGACATCATTAGCACTTAGCGTAATGGTAGTAATGTTGTCTTGTACGGTAAAGAGTTTAGAAGCTGTATTAAGATTGAGATATTGTGAGTTAAACAATAAAGTACCAGTTGAGTAGTCAAACGGAGCACCTAAAACAGGATTAACACTAGTCCAGCCGTTAAGTGTATTAATGCTATTAGTAGTATTGCGTATATAGAGGGTATTGGTGAGCTTGCCTGTCGCATCGTATGTTACATACGCGAGATCACCATAATAAGGGTTTGAAAAGTCCTCTACACCTTTTTTTGATATATAGGTTTTATTACCCACTATGACACCGCCACCGGTATTACCGTTACCTACAAATACACGCTCTGTGTCTGTTGTAAACCCTAGCTCACCGCTAGCCAATGTAACTTGCTGACGCTGTTGATCTGTACCTCGTCTAATAACGAGCTTTACCACAGTATTTGATGTGAGTTGAACTGGAGATGCCATTACAATTATTTAATGTCAGAGATATAAAATCAAATTAATTCAGCTCTACAACTTGAGACTTGCTAAGATAATTTTGTATTTCTGCGTTTAACATGGATAACAAATTAATCTGAATTTCATGTATATATTGAAAAGGTCGATTAACAATATTATTTTGAAATAACTCATTCATGCCGATATATTTTGTTATATCTTGATAAAAATGAATTTTATTAAGCTCTTTTTCGGTGAGATATCTTGTTCCAGTAAGTAGAATATCACCACTTGCTGCGTCTTTTTGATACAGTAGCTTACTAGTAATATTATCACGAAGCCTCATATGATTGATAAGTAACTTAGAAATTGTTTTATTAATAACCCAGCTTTGTAAATATTCTTCCGGGTGTATTGAAAGCTCATCTATAGTATAGATATCAAATATATCGTTTGTAAGAACGCTTACTGCGTTAAGGCTGTCTTCATAAACAGAAATCTTACCAATGTTAGAACTAGAACTAAAAATAAAATTATAATCATAATCAATACCGTTAATATTCTTAGCTACTGACGACATATTTGATATTGTTTCTTGTGTATTGACACCAAATCGTGATAAAGAATATTTTCCTACAATATCATCTGGATTGCTTAAAAGACTTTTATAGATATAACTATCAGTAAAGAGATAAAATACATTTGTATCAGACGACGAAAACACAATTTGCTTTACCTTGCCCGTATCACCGGTTAAAGTATTGAGATCGATTTCTGTCTTTACTGTAAAGTCTTCGTTATATTTTAAGATACTGTTTGTTTTTGTAACTACATAGACATTACCGTTGTTATCATGATTAATCTGTATAGGGTATGCAGAGAGAAAATCTCTGAATAGTCTGTAGGTAGTGATCCAATTGAGATTGGTATCATATTTCTTAATGCAGCTATTACCAGAATCCAAAACATATAATTCTGAATTATAATAATCAATGCTCGTTGGTACATTAAACTTTGTATTATCATCAAATGTACCTCTCCCGCCTACATTGCCCTGATAAACAAGCATGTTTTGTAAAATATTATCATCGGTTAGAAGACCAGTGGCATCATACTTTACTACACTATTAGCACCTTGATCTAAAACATAAAACTCATTATTATCACCAAAAGTAAAGTCTTGAATATTGCTCCATTTAATATTAGACCCTATTGATACTGACGTCGTGCTAAGAGCTGTTGTTGCACTTGTAAGAGTATCGTTACTATTAAGTACAACAAGGTTTGGTCCTGAGGAGCCAAATATAACATATTTTGCTAAATCAGAATTATATTTAACACTAAGAACGTTACAGTTATCAAAATTACTAATACCTACGGAAGCAAAGCTAGTAAATTGACTTGTACTGAGTCCTTGATAAGCTGAAAACCCACTAGGTGAAACAACGCCAATTGTAGAGATAGACGTAAGTGGCATTATATTTGAAGCAATATGAGCTACTTTATAGAGATAAAGATAGTTTTCGTGTATCTTTGATATAATATTGTTTAGATTAAAATTATTAGCAGTATCGTTTTGCTTAATTTTAATCGTCTCAAAATCTGAGTAAGGCAAGGAAAGCGGTGTTCCAAGATAACGGTCATATAATACACCTTTTTGAGCTATAATATCATTAATATTCATCGTTTTAATTGACCCACTTTATTTTATTTAATTTCGAATAGACAGGAGCTGATTTTGCAAGCGCTATAGCTATTCTCTTTTCAAGAGCTGTTCTCAGCTTATCATCTACTATACCGGTATTGCGTATTACAATATTATATTGTGTTGACTTTGAGCCAGGGGTTGTAGCTTTAAAATATCTCTCTATTTCTTCAAGGTAGTTTCTACGACCGCAAGGTATATCAAAATGAATATCATGAATATCACAGCTTTCACGCGCATGCATAATAATATCGTAATCATTAAGTGGTGTGTTGTACAGATAGAAATTTCTTATCTTTGTATTTTCAACGAGATATGTATTTTTTTGTAAATATTTGAATAATGGTGTTGAATTATTAAAGCATGCTGAGCCTACTAAGAAGGGACGATAGAGAAGATTGCTAAATTTATATTTTCTCGGAGCAAACTGAACATCATTAACTCGCTGACCATCCACAAATAGCGACATAAAGCCGTGATAGGTATCAAAGCGAACGGCAAAATGATGATAACCAGGATCAAGAGCTGAAAGGTTAAATTTAATTTCACTTGTTAATAAGTCAGTATCATTATATACATTTCTTGCAACTGCCTTCACGTTTAAATTTGCAGACGAATACGCGTCTTGAATATATTCACGTAGATAGTTGGTATTTGTAAAAGCAGGATTACCTGTTAACGTTGTATAAAATGCATTAGATATCTGCGTACCGCTTGTGTTTAAAACAATAAATTGGTACGCTTGAGCTGTTGTGGTAGTTGTGGTTGTCGCCGTTTTTAAATACCCTGTACGTGAGATTAAGACATTATCAATATATTCACCGTTTACAAATTCAGATATAAAATTAATTTTATGATTTTTAAATGTGTCTTGATACACTAACCGAGATATTACAATATTATCACCTGATAGTGGTTGTGTGAGAAAGACAATTTTATTGTTTATAATGTTAAAATCAAATACAGGGCGTAGTTGCGAGTTGTTAATAAAAACTGTGTAATCGTAAGAAGATGTAGATCCACTATTTGATATAGCGTAAGTATGGTGCTTACCTGATCCGGTTAAAGAAACAGTATTGACAGATGATGTGCTTGATGTAAGTGTACCCGATAATAAAAATTCTCTATCTTGTGTGTATTTGTAATACGTGTTGTTGTTCTGCAGTATCCAGATATTACTGTCAAAATCAATATTAAAATCAGTAATATTAGAAGTGGCGTTTGTGCTAGATATTTTAAAAGCTGATGACAGCGCCATAGCTGTAGAGTTAATTTCATTCCACTCTACAATTGTTTTATTATTATCGGTTAAATAATAAATTTTATTTCCTACTCGACGCGAAGTTGATCCTTCTGTAAAATAGAAACTATTATTATAAACATCAATTGTTTTTGCAAGATTATTTGAAAATGAACCTGCGTTTGGTGTAAATTGTTTATCGACGGTTGCGGTGTTAATGGGTGTTAGTGTAGATGATGCTAAGTCTACTTGTAATACTCTAATGGTTGGTGAGCCAGAGCAGAGAACAAAAGCTGTTGTTTCGTTATTTGTATAATCAATAGTATTTGCGAGATAAGATGAATACGACTGCCGTAGAAGGTTGTCGTCACACGTATACTGTCTTATAAACCCATCGCTAAAAACAATAGAGTAGTTTTCGCCAAAATTTGACCGGATAAAAGCAAGCGGTTGAGCTGAATATGTAATAGTTTTAAGCTTACGTAAATCAGTGTTTAATATATCTAGACTCGAGACTGTATTAACAAGCACTGTAGGTGTTACAATATTTTCATTAAAAATACCAAACCCATCGTTAAGAAAATTACCTATAACCTGATAGCCAAATGGCTTTGACCAGTCGGCATTATACATATCAAACGCTAGTGTGAATTGATTCGATAATTGTATGCTTGATAGCGGATTAGTAATTGCATAGGTATTGCCATCAAATGAATACTCGTTGTTTTGTATAGAGCTTTCAGCTGACGACCCGTTGCTAAAAAAATAATTGTCAAGACCTTCTTCTACAAGAAATGGTGTAAATGTTTGTATAAACTTACTAACGTCTTTTGGACCATAATGATGATATGCATAATAACAACCTGGTTCAAAAATAAGATCTGAAGGTTTATCAAAAACATCATCTGTGCCTGGTATATTACCAGCGCGAAGAACGAGATCTTCAAATGCTGATTCATATGAGATGGCTTTAAGTGATCTACTCGTTAATGCATTAATAAATGTAATTTTAGATGGATTATAATATCTGTCAACCCAGGTTGGCTTAACAGAAAGGTCAGAACTGCCTGACAACCAGCTACAAAGAAAAGATCCATTTGCTTCATCTGATACGCTACCAAATGGCGAGGTTGATTTAGCGTTAGCTAGTTTTTTAAAGATTTTATCAGACTTTATAGGATGATCACCTGCTATAGCGCCTGCTTCAACAAGACCTGATTCATTAATATTGAGACGGCTAAATGGGTATAATACTTGCGGTACATGAAAGTATGTTACACTGTCTTTTGGTAAAACGATATCTGTTGTATATGACTCATATCCTAGAGTAATATTATCATTACCGAGTATTTGATTTGACCCTGTAAATAGTTTTTTATATTCACGAAATTCTATATCGTCTTCTGTTGTATAGTTAGATTTATTTGATTGAAACGGGTTATTTCTTGATTGATAGTTTTCTGGTGTGGATGTGTTTTTAAGTGAAAGAGCGTTGATGTTAAGAGCTGTACCAGTGACATTTGAATATTCACTATTAACTAAAAGATTAGTATTAACATCTTTTGTGCTTCGGTTAATATTAATATCTTGAGTATTTGTCTTAAAGTTTGGATTATAACTAACCCAGGGATCTACAAGTTTTGTATTATTCGGTTGTTCAGGTCTTGGTGTACACGCAAAAATTGAATCAGATGTAAACGGTATAGTATTAGCTCCTGTAATAGGGCTTACTGTAACAAGACTAGCATCAGATGAACGATATGATACATAACGCTCTGTATCTAGTATATTTTTTGAAAAAACAATAAAATTATTATCCCTATCGTACGTGTAATAAAATATTTGCGGACTTAACTCACCGAGATAATCTAAATTAACGTCAAAGGAAAAAAAGATATTATCTTGAATATCTAGAGTAAGATATCTTTTTATAGATCCGTTAATATGCTCTACTTTACACAGGTTTTGATCTAGAAAAATTATAGTAAAAAAGTATCTGTTGTCAATTTTGCTACGAACTCCTGATACAGATATTGTAGCAGTATTGACTGCTATATCAGGTTCTTGAACAACCAGGTAACGTGACGCATCACTTATACCACCGGTAGCGTTGACGGCTAAAAACGTTGTAAACCCGCCATCAAATATAGGTTCAAGATCCTCTATATATGCAACGCTTGGTATTGGCGTTGTTTGGGTTAAAAAGAGATTAGAGTAATTATTTGTTGCAGTGTCATTAGCATTTGCAAATACTGGCGAAAGCGGCAGACTAACGCCTTGCTCCGTCTTATAGACTTCGTGGTCAAATTTTATTGTGTTATCGTGCGTATAAGCAGCAGATAAACCAATAAAATTAGTAGAATTGAGGGTGATTACCTCCATGACATTATTTATAATAGACTAAAAGAGACACTAGTCAGTCCGGAGCGTTAAGTTCCACTTATTAGCGAGATAATTTAGAACACTAACAGTCGCTACAGTGTCGAGCGGTTTATTAAAAATCATAAATTCTGAAATTTCTGTATCTCTTAAATAACTATTAAAATACGCATCGCTTGTACCGAGAAGTGCATAAACAAGCTTTTTATCATACGTGCCTGCAGGTATATTTTGACCGGTAGGTGGGTATAATACTGTGCTTGAGTTAAATCCACCGCTAAGGAAAGAACTTAAATTATATTGATAGTTTTGATAACGCCTTCTAGCGATTGCTGTATCTGCGGTAATATAGAGCTGAGCGTTTTCATCACCGCTTAAAGTTATAGAGTATAAGCTATACGCACTTAAATTATAAGAAATATTACTAATTGTTGTTGGTTGATATACACCGTTTGGATCATTGGCGCTAGTACCAAAATAAAAACTTGTATCCCCCTGTTCAACCGTTATTGCATTGGGGCTACCGAGTGAAATATTTAAATTTGGTACATAATTAACACCATCACCACTATCACCTGTTGAAGGATTAAGTTGCTCGTCTCTATTTAAATCATACGCAAATAAGGTACCACCTGATTTATTAATCCTCATAACAGCAAATACAGAATATCCTTTATTATCTATTATTGAATCAAATGAATAGTTTCCTGTCCAGAGATCGCTTAAAGCGTAAAGATACTTACCTATAGTAAAACTAACGCACTTGCGTAGAGACCTTGATTGTCTTGGGTATTTAAATGTTGGACTTGTTGTGGTACTATCAGAAAAGAAGTTATTATTATATAGACTTTTATCGTACCATGTTATAACATTTTCTTTATTATCTCTTGAAAGTGTTAACGCATCGGATGCATCAAGCCAAAGAATAAGATTATTTTCATAACCACTTAATGATGTAATCGGGTTAAAAGGAGCAACTGTTGGATAATAAGCGGCTTCTGCTGCACTAAGCACACGTGTTACGGCAAGGTAATTTGGCTGTGCAATTTCAAGAATATTTTGCATTTCAGCTGTAGCAATTTGTTGAGTGTTGTTAATGAGATATACATCATCAAAGTCATAGATCGATGCTGGTACTGACGAGATAGCAATATTAAACACATCCTCGATTAAGTTTCCGTTTGTAACTGTTACAACCGAATTATATACAGTCACGGTATCGTCTTTTGGATAGTAATCATGACTAATACTAACATTGTTAGGATCTATCTGTGTCAGGGTATCACCTAGTTGACGGTTAACTGTTGTTGATGTACCGTCTCCAAAGTCATAATTTATTTTAATAATTGCCGACTGACTTACGTCAAGACTCGCTGTATCGAAAGTAACTGTATACGGTCCTTTGAGTGGTCCTACAGTAAGAGTGTGTTGATTATTCTGTATAGAATATCCCCAGGGGTATATGTTTTCACTGTCTGCTGTTACCGGATATACAAACGTGCCTGTTGTTGTGTTAAATAGACTTCCATCCGCAGAATTTGGGTATGTGAAGTTCAAGCCAAACCTAGAATCATAAAAGAAATAGTGATCTATTATTGATGAAGGGGTGGTAGGTTGAACGCTTGTAAGAGTTATGGTATAAGACCTCACGTTAATTACTTATTAACCAAATAGTAGACAACAAGATCTATGCAAAATTTTGCCCACTTACGAAGCCGAAATACTTCGTACCACCATCGTGTGTAAAGAACGTAAGAGTATCAATTCTGTAAACAGTAGTTGTGAGTACAGGTGGTACGCCACCTGGCCAAGAAACAGAAGCCGGCCATGCAATGTTGTGTGCTGTACCATCGCTGACAAATTGAATTGTAAATGAACAAACTCTTGGTGAAGGTGGTGGATTAATAAAATTAAAAGTAATAATATCACTATTAAGATTTACATAAAATAGCGAAGCCGTGCTTAAATCAAGTGTTAGAACGTTAACGGAAATTGCTGGCATTGCTTTTGTTTCTGATACAGATGATACATCCGACCGCCCACTTGCACTTAAGTTGTTTATATAAAGTGTATTAGCAGTAGCGGTATTAACATAAGAATACACACTAGCCCAACTAGCGCTGTTTGCAAAGGAATTTGTATAGTTGCTGTTCCACAGAGAACTATCTCCACCGCGGGCTGCTACACTTCCTTGAGAGCTTAAGTTATTAACGTATGTATAGTTTGCCTGTGTTGCGCTTAATCCTTGACCGAGTATAAACACACAATTATTTGCACCGGTAGTATTTCTACAACCACCGATGATTACAGAATCTGTACCGTTTGATGAGTTGTATCTCCCCCCGATCACTGCTGCATCAGTGCCACATACGGTGTTATATGTTCCACCGATAATTGATGCCATACAGCTGGCTGTTATGCAATTACAACACCCACCTATAATAGAATGAAATTTTGAAGTAGTTGCCTGTGCACCAGATATGGTATGAAACGTCCCGCCTATAATTGCGTTAGATAAAGACTCTTGAACACCGATTATATTATGCTGGCAACCGCCTATGATAGTATTAATCTTTCCATCACCGGCGGCAATATTACATATACCAGAAACAAAGGACCCGTAACCGGAGGCAGTATTTGTAGCACCACCTCCTACTACAGAGTATTTGCCTATAGCAGCACCGCTATAACCGCCAATAATAGTGCTGTAATCGCCAGAAGCTGTATTACAGTAACCTCCACCAATAACACCGAGTGAACCTGATAGAGAATTACATACACCACCCCCTATATTACTACAATTTCCGCTAACGGTATTTGATTTACCACCACCAATAACACTACCTTTTCCTGATGATGTATTACCACCTAAAACAGGCTGTATCGACGATAGTGTAGCGTTACGTGTATATGCAAAAGATGTAATACCGTCAATATATGTTACATACGTACCGGAAGCATTTTTATACCCGGTATAAACGCTATTCCAATTACCACTCGTCGTGTTTACCGAGCTATAAACAGAAATATTATTAGCCGATTGTGTTCCTAATGTAGTATTTACCGGTGTTATTAAATTCCATGTATCTTTATTATCGTAAACAGTTTGATAGGTTGTATTCCATTGATTACTGTTACCGGAACTAGCATAAATAGTACCTGTACT